CCCCTCGTTTCAGGTGCCTGACAAGCACAGGAGATTAATTCTTATGCCCTCACACATCTTCTCGCGTACTCGCGAGAACGGTGATTTCGACTATATCAACTCGCCCACGAGCGTTTTGAACCTCTCGGATGGTAGCAGTTATGATTTATCATTTCCTGTTATTTGTCCTAAGTGGTATCAAATCATCAGTGACGATAAAAATCCTAAGGTTGGAGGAATCCGTCCTGTTGGATTTGTTGATAATCTCAAATGGAAGGTTATAAACTATGACTCTTTCGGGTCATGGTACGACAACTATGGTCATCAGATCATAGATCATGGTCGTACCCAAGAGTTTAATTACCCCCTAGTGAATTCGTCGTCTATTTCCGTCTCTAACAGTAAAGTCCTAGAATGTTCTTTGAATGCCTTTAAGCATTTTCATGAACAGATTCCTTTATCCACATCTGTTGCAAATTTTCTGTTCGAAGCAAGAGAGTATCCTGCTAAGGCTGCAAAATTTGCACTTATGAAGAATAAAGGGAAGGCTATACGTAAAGGTCTGAAAGACGTTTACCATAGACCGATAGGATCTTTATCTGATAAGTACCTTGCCTATAATTTTGACTACGCACCAAGTGTCTCTGACATCTATGCGATTGTCAACATGGCTGATAAGATAACCAAGAGATTGGATTATCTTCGCAAAACCCGTGGTAAGCTTGTTAAGCTTCATTATAGATCACAGATCGACTTTACAGATTCTCTCCCTACATTTAATTATGTACGAGGCGGGGATCCAGATTATGTGATTCGCATGCGTACGACCGCTCTTGACATTTCTTATACCGCCGGAGCTACTGTTTTTCAGCAACTTGACGGTTTAGATGATGCATGGGCGGGATGGAAAGCTGTATTCGCCGCTTCCGGGTTGAATAACCCCATTTCGATTGCATGGAATGCTATTCCATTCTCATTCGTCTTGGATTGGATTCTTCCAATCGGAAACGCGATAAAGTCTTTAGCGATTCAACCATTCATGGGCAGATGGGATGTGTATAACGTCTCTGCGTCCTTGCGTGTATTACAATCACAATTGGCTTATCGTGATTTTGTATTGTCTAACCCTAGTAATTCTACTAAGGTTTTGGCATTAATACAAACCGAACACTATCGACGTTGGGCAGGTCTCCCTATGTCCGCTTCGGACATTGATTTAGCCGGCTTGTCACCGGATCAGCAGACGCTTTTCGATGCCCTAATATATTCCATATTTGGGCCAAAAAAGCACAAGTAGGAGGCCATTCCAGAAATGTCACTATCTAGTACTATTACACTGATTCGTCAGGACGATACGACTGCGACTTATAAGACGCAATCCGTCAATGGCGATTCAACCACTCGAATTGATGATTCGAGCACGAAACAACTCCCAGTAACTCTGAGGGTTGCTTCGCAATCGAAAGGAGCCGGACTAGATGGAAATCTTCGAAGTCTGGTTCAATACCAGAAGACTTTCGCAGATTCAACCAAGTCCGCCATCCTGACAATTGGGTTGACCATGACCGTGCCTAATAACACGACCTTGGTTCCAGTGTCCGAAGTCCTCTCTGGACTTCGTCAGTTGTTGGACTTCTTTAGTTCAACAACTGCCCCAGCTGTCGACTCGGCAATTGTTAACGCTCTCCTTCGTGGAGAATCCTAACATTGTCGCGATCGACCTAGCACTGGGTGCTCTAGATAGGATAATTCTGTTGGCCCTGGAAAGGCTTCGCGGAAATGTCCACGGTCCCTCAGAGCCAGGTCGACTTTTACGTCGGCTGTTACTTGCGCTTGCTTGGATCGGCGTTGCACTTGCCAGACACCTCCTTCGTTCGTCATTCAAAATTTGACATTAAAACGGTTAAAGACCGCGTCAAACATGAAGGACTGAGTTTCTTAACGCGTACTCTTCCTAAACTCGGAAAGGCACTCGATGAGGCACTCATGACTACACGACTCTGCATTCCTAGGGATTTTTGTAGATCCCGTGAAAATGCTAATATACCCGCATTCTTGCAGGCATATTTTAGACGCGTATTCAACGAGGAAGGATGTTTGCTCGACCAACCTGATGTATATGCTATAAAACATATACGTCAGGTGTGTTTCTTTATGTACAAGACGGACTTCCCTTATTCAAAGGATCAAGAGGATGAACTCCTCGAGAAATTTGTTGAGAATGAAGTCGAACTTGCTGCGTTTGATCTTTCTGATCCTCCTCCTTTTGTGGTGGAGGCTAGAAATATCCTACGCGAAGTATTCTCTCATTTTAATTGGGATGATATACTTCCGAAACACGGGCCGGGGGCAGTAGCTACAGGTGAGCATGGTGATGAGAAGTTTGACTTTAAAGTCGTCCCATCACATTCTGACCTAAGCTATCCCATTGACAAATTCTTTTTTGTCAATGAGAACCATCTTAGCGATACTAGAACTTGGGGCGAAAAACCTCTTGACAGGGCTAATAGCACTGCTAAAGTGGTTTTAGTACCAAAAGATTCTAGGGGTCCACGTATCATCTCAAAAGAACCTCTTGCAATGATGTGGTTACAGCAAGGCCTGTTAAGGTCTCTAGTACCATATCTAGAGCGAAATGGTCTTACAGGTGGTCACGTGAACTTCACCGATCAGTCTATCAATCAATGTCTTGCCGTTAGCTCTTCCATTACTGGTGAGTTTGCGACATTGGATATGAAAGATGCTTCTGATCGTGTGAGCGTTGAGCTTGTGTCGAACTTATTTGGTGAAAACTATAAGTACTTACAAGCTCTTCGTACAAGTGAGACGGAATTACCTGATGGCAATATCGTTGACATGTACAAATTCGCCCCTATGGGGTCAGCTATTTGTTTTCCTGTCGAGGCTCTTTGCTTTTGGGCAATTTGTGTCGCATCGATTCGTCTCACGGATGGTCTGTCTAGATATCAGGCAAGTCGGCTCGTATATGTTTACGGTGACGATATTATCGTCCCCGTTAAATATTACGAGCTTATTACGAAAAGATTGGAAGCGGTTGCTTTAAAAGTCAATCGCCTTAAATCTTTTTCCACTGGACACTTTAGGGAGAGTTGTGGCGTTGATGCTTTCGACGGCATTAATGTCACCCCTATTCGTGTTAAGAGACAGTGGACCGAATCCAAAACGGATGGAGGTTGTCTTACAGCATATCTCGGTGTCGCCAATAAGCTTGCTTATGACTACCCGGAGCTGTCTGACTTCATCATATGGTCGTTATCTCGCTATTATGGCAAGATACCGAGAGGCGTTAAGAATTCGCCTTTTCCATGTGTTGAGGTTCCACGAACTATAGACGCAGAAGATTATAATCTTCGTGCCTTTAAATCTCGTTGGAACAACCGTTATCAGCGTGTCGAGTTCTACGTAAGGAGTATTTATACTCCTAAGCGTAAGTCGATGCTCGACGGCTGGTCTCGTCTACTCCGCAATTTGACTTGCGGGGCGGGCGAGGATCCCACCGTCTTTGCCTTACCTCGGCAAAGTAAAACTAAAATTGGTTGGAAC